TCAGGATTCTATACAACTGGAACTATTACTACACAAAATGCTATAGTATTAGGAACTGCCAGTATTGCTTTCTTAGATGTAACATATCAATCGTCTTCTGTAATTTACAGTTCAGGTTCAAACCAATTTGTGTTAATTGGTTCTGGATTTACTACCTCATTTGTGTAAGGTGTGTTTAATATGTCAGCACGTTCAATTTGTGCTTCTAATATGTTGTCTTCTCCTACTTCACTTTCTTGTCCTGTAACAACATCTGCTTCTTCCTTACCATCACTGTATAATTTTAATTGTTCAACACCTAAAATATAATCATTACCATAGTTAATTTTAAATATTTCATCTAAACAATCTAAAATTGCTTGTTGAAATGGTTTAACTACTGTATTTGTAAACAACAAATAAGCTTCTGTTGTTTCTGTTCTTCCACCTAATTGACCTTCAGTTTTAATTCCTAACATCATAGGTGAAGTAATACGGTGAGCAGTTAATATCTTTTGTGTAACTAAATCGTTTATAGTTGTATAATACTCATCAGTTCCATTTGATTGAATAGGTGTAATAACTGGAGCTTTTGTTAAAGGACAATTGTTATCAACTGAAAGAGCATATGTATCGGGGAGTAATGAGTATAGTATTGTACAATATCAATTACCCACTAACGGAGGTTATTATTACACTTACAATTATCCATAATGAGTAACAAATATACATTTAAAACAATTCCTAGAGTACAGGATTCAAATGCTCGCATTAGTTTAATTGAGCGCAAGGATCAATTTTTTATCAGTTTTGGAGCTGATAACAATTTTCCTGGTAACTAATTGATTTAGTAAACTATAGTTCAATTCACGGCACTTGCGTAAATGCAACCGTTGAAGCAATTGTAGGCAATGGATTAACTTCCAACATGCCTGAAACATTAGATTTCGCAAACTACGATAACGAATCGTGGAATGACATTTATAAAAAAGTAGCTAAAGATTTAAAATTATTTGGTGGTTTTGCTTTAGAAACAATTTGGTCTAAAGACAGAACTAGAATTTCTGAAGTTTATCACATTGATTTTTCTTATTTACGCGCTAAAGAGAAAAATTTACGTGGCAAAGTACCTGGATATTACATTTGGGACGAATGGAATGGAGTTAATGCTTATGTAAATCAATCATTAGAGGATATTCCATATCTTCCAGTTTATAACCCACTTAAGAAAAACGAAGAACCATCTCAAATTTACGTTTATTATTCATATCGTCCAGGTATGAAATATTATCCACTACCTGATTATGTTGGTGCATTAAAAGTAGTTGAATTAGATGCTCAAGTAGATAATTTCCACTTAAACAACATAACTAATGGTGTAGTACCTTCAATCGCAATAACAACGTTTACTAACGCGAATGAGGAAGAAAGAGAAGCAATTGAGATAATGTTGCGAAATCAATATGGAGGAACAGAAAACGCGGGTTCACTCATTTATATGGACGTTGATAGCCCAGAGAATGCACCTCAAATTACTCCTATTCAATCAAATGGTACTGATGAGTATTATACAACTATAAACGATTTAGTAACACAAAAAATATTAACTGCTCACCGAATTACCTCTCCTATGATGTTAGGTATTAAAACTGAAGGTCAGTTAGGTGGCAGACAAGAAACAATAGATGCCTATTTATTATTCACAAATACTGTAGTTAAACCATTCCAACAAGCAATTTTGGATTGTTTTGATGAAATTTTCAAAATTAATTACGGTGATGATTATGTATTAGGTGTTGAACAACTTAAATTATATTCTGACGGTAAAGAAGAAGTAGACGTTGTAGTAGGTCAAAACGCTGAAGTAGGAGAAGATAATATGCTAGAAGCTGAAATCGAAAGAGCTGACCGCTTAAACGATCCTAATATTAATCAAGCTGGACAGGAACAACCAATAAATTAACAAATATATAAAGATATATAACTCATGGCAATAGCAATTATTAGCGGAACTACACCCGCAAACACAGGTCAATTAGCTACAACAGCAAGCGTTAATTTTAGTGCTGCTTATCTTATAGCTAGTTACTCAGCATCTTATGCAGCTTCAACTGCAACTCCAAAAGTAGGTCAAGCTGGATTTACTGTAAATGGAATTGAAATAGTACTTTATTCAGGTTCAATTGATCCTTCTAATACAGCAAATACTATTTACATTAATGATATTCCATTTAATACATCTGCTGCTAATACAGTTGCTACTGCTTCTGCAGTATTTAATGCTAGTGCATCGGCAGCAAATAGTGCAACAAATTATTCAGTACTACAAGGCATTACATCTGCAGTATCTGGTACAGTTGGATTACGATTTAGTGCTGGAGTATTAAATTCTTATACATCTCCTAGTGCATTAGCAAATAACTATGTAATCTCAGGAAGTACAACAACTTATTTCAGTGGTGCTACTTCATACGGTCCTGCTGGTTCAGGAGTAGTAACGGCTGGAGGTCCTTGGTCTACAATTCAAGCATTAGCTGATGCGAATGTTACTATTTCAGGCAGTGCTTTAGGTGTTGCTACATTTGTATTAGCTACAGGCAATACATTTACAACAGGAAGTGGCCTTATTCAAGCTATAACAGTTAATAATCCACAAGGATCTGTTTTAGCATCATAAAAAACCCAATAAATAATGACAACTGTATTCATTATATCAGAAGCAAATTTAAGACAATTTACAGATATTAACAATAATGTTGATAGTGAATTGCTTAAAAATGCTATACGTGAAGCTCAAGATATTGAGTTACAACGTGTATTAGGTACTAAATTGTATAATAAAATTCTTAGCGATATTAAAAATAATACTTTATCTGGTAATTATGAAACATTAGTATTAGATTGGGTTCAAAACGCTTTATTATACGAATCATACTATTATGCCCTAGAAGACATTTATTTACGTCCTAGAAATAATGGTTTATTGATCCCTACAGGAGGCGAAAATAGTGTAAATGCTGATGGAACTTGGTATAACCGTAAACGTGAATCAGTTAAAAATAAAAAAGAATTTTACGAGGAAAGATTAACTAACTATTTAATTCAAAAACAAGGTAATTTTCCAGAATTAAACGGTAACGTAGAATTACAACAAATGTATCCTGACTTTGGGATTCAATATAAGAGTCCTATTGTGATGAAACGTAATGGTAGAGGTTATCATGCTGGTCAAGCACGTGAATGTGGTTTACCAATTTATGATTCTCGTTATCCTCAGTTTCCACAATATCCTTATAGAGCATATCAAAACAACGTATCTAATTTTTAATAAATAATGGGGCGCAATTTAACTAACTTATATATAAGTCAATCATTTCAATTTCTTACACAAATAAGTGGAAGTGAATTGCAAACTGGTTTAGGTGACAAAATTACAGGTAGTTTATTAATTACTGCATCAAAATCAGATCAGGTATATACTGAACAAACTAATGCTAATCAAAATCATTATATAGCATTTGTTGCTACTACTAATGATTACGAAACATTAGAAACAGATAATCAGTTAGTATACAATCCAAATAGTAATTTATTAACTGCAACATCATCTTTTGCATTAACAGCTTCTTTTGCTTTAAATGCTGCTGGTGCAACTGTTAATACTGGATCATTAATGGTAACAGGTAGTGTAAATTCAAATACACTTACATTTACTAAAGGAGATGGTTCAACATTTAACTTAACAGTAAATACAGGATCAGGTGGTGGTGGTGGAACTGTTAATACAGGTTCATTACTTGTAACAGCGTCTGTTTCTGATGCTACTATAACATATACTAAGGGCGATGGATCAACGTTTACAAATACTGTAAACAATGTTGCTTCAGCTACTAGTGCTTCATTTGCAACAACAGCAGCAACAGCAACTAATGTAACAAATGGAATTAACATTTCTGCATCAAATATTACAGTTGCAAATAATTTAGTTGTTAATGGTACTGCATCATTTGGCTATGTTAGAACTACTTCAGGTTCAGCAGTAGTTATTGGTGATGAATTTATTATACTAAATGCTGATACACCAACAGCTGCATTTGCTGGAATTAAAGTATATGATACTGGTTCAGCAACAACTGCATCATTAGAATGGAATGGAAATACTGATGCATGGATTACCGTAGAAGAAAATGGTGCTTCAGCAATGATTCTTACAGGTTTATCTGGAAGTAAAGGATCAGAAGCAGCACCTACTTTAAATAGATTATTAAAAGGTCAAGGCAATAATACTGTAGCTAATTCTAATATTACAGATAACGGAACTACAGTTAGTATTTCAACCCCATTAGTAGTTACAGGTTCAATTAATGCTACTTCATTTACAGGTAGCTTATTAGGTACTGCATCAAGAGCAGTACTAGCATTTACAGCAAGTAATGTGATTTCAGAAGGTCAAACTGCTGGAGGAAATCAATATCTCTTAGTTTCTGTTACAAATCCTAATGGAGGAGATTCATTACAAGTTAGAACTAGTAACTTAGTTTATGATTCTACAGCTAATAGATTGCCTACAACTGCATCATGGGCGGGTAATGCTACATTAGCAACTAGTGCCTCTTTTGCTACAAATGCTGCAAATGCTTCAAGTGCATCTTTTGCTACAAATGCCGCAAACGCATCTAGTGCTTCATTTGCTACAAGTGCTTCATATGCAATGTCTTCATCTCGTTCAGTAACATCTTCATTTGCTGTTACAGCATCATATGCTCTCAATGCAGGTAGTGGTGGTGTAACTGGAGGTGAAATTTATAGTTACACATTCTTATTAATGGGATCTTAAAAATATTAAATATAAATTAAATATAAAATATGCCAACAACGTACAAAATATTAGGCCAAATAACAGGATCATCTAATACAGGATCATTAAGCTCAGTTTACACTGTACCGGGTGCTACTCAAGCTGTAGTATCTAGTTTAGTTGCTGCTAACCGTTCACTGAATAATACTCAATATTATATTGCTGTTATTCCTAGTGGTCAATCAATAGACAATAAACACTATGTAGCATATAATGTTCCTATTTCAGGAAGTGACAGTACAGCATTAACATTAGGTATTACTCTTGGTGCTGGTGATTCAATTCAAGTAACAGGTTTAGCTACAGGATCTTTTTCAGTATTCGGAAGTGAAATATCTTAATTATGTCAGTAACATTTGCACACAGAGCAACTTTAAAAAATGGACTCAGAAAAGGGTCTAATTTTGCACCATTTCCATTTGTTGCAAATCCTTACATTTCAGCAACAGGTGGAGAAATAACTATTTCAGGTAGTTACAGAATTCATACATTTACTTCATCAGGAGATTTTGATGTGTCAAGTGTTGGAGACGGTAATCAAACCGTTGAGTATTTAGCTGTTGCCGGAGGTGGTGGTGGTGGAGCTGTTATTGCAGGTGGTGGTGGTGCCGGTGGTGCTCTGTCTGATGCAACATATAATCTTGTTACTTCGGGCATTAAAACCATAATTGTTGGTGCTGGTGGTGCTGGTAGTACTGCTAGAGCTGATTTAGGATCTCAAGGAGTTAGCTCTTCATTTGATACAAACATTGCTACTGGAGGTGGGGGCGGAGGTTCCTATAACAATAGTGATGGTGGTGCTGGTGGTTCTGGTGGTGGTGGTGCTGCTAATGGTGGTGCCTCTGGTGGTGAACAAGGAGGAACTGGTACAGCTTTTCAAGGTAATGATGGTGGTAACGGACAAGCCTCTCCTGCTGATGTAAGAGGTGGAGGTGGTGGTGGTGCCGGATCTGCTGGTTTTTCAGGAGGTGCTTCTGGAGACGGTGGTAGTGGATCATTATATAACTTTACTGGAACACCAACTTATTACGCTGGTGGTGGTGGAGCTGGTGCACAATCAGGTCAAGCTGCTGCTGGTGTTGGAGGTATTGGTGGTGGTGGAAATGGAACTGATAGCGATGCTACTGGTGGAAATGGAACCGCAAATACTGGTGGTGGTGCCGGTGCTGGTGGTTTCCCTAACGATGGTAGCGGAGGTAACGGCGGATCAGGAATAGTAATTATAAAATATCGATATCAAGCTTAATTATGGCTCATTTTGCTAAAATAAATTTCAATACAAAATTAGTTGAACAAGTAATTGTTGCAGAACAAGATTTTGTTGATAAACTTCCAGGCATATGGATTCAAACATCATACAATACACGTGGTGGGGTTCATTATTTACCTGACTCAAATATTCCAAGTAAGGATCAATCTAAAGCATTAAGAAAAAATTATGCTGGGGTTGGGTATACTTATGATTTTGTTAGAGATGCTTTTATTGCTCCTAAACCATATCCGAGTTGGATATTAAATGAAGAAACATGTAAATGGGAATGTCCTATACCACATCCAACAGATGGAAGACTTTATCAATGGGATGAAGAAAATCAACAATGGATCTGATATTTATGTATTAGAAAACAATTGAGAAAAACCAACAAAGTAGGCGTGTGAATAACACGCCTTTTTGTTTTTTATAGCATAATGTGATTTAACAATTAAATTGTTTTTTACACGTTTAATTCATTGAAAAATCATTAAATGTACCTTTTATAGTAGGCATATTTTCATTAGGCATTGGGACTATAGTTTGAGCCGTTTTATCATATTCAATATGTAAAGCCGATGATACACCAATCAAAGTATTTTCAGAAGTTACTTTTAATTGTTCAGGAGTTAAACAATCGTTTAGATAAAATAAAATATAACCGTCAACAAATAATGACATCCAAAATACATTTGAACCTTCAGACATTAAAGCGTGCAAATGATAAAAATGTACATTCTCAATTTTAATTCCTGTTTTATCATATCCGTAAATAGACTCATCTAATTTATTTTCTAGATAAATCCAGTATTGTTTATCTTCAGTATCGGTAGCAACAATTGTAATTGGTGCATCTGGTGATGCAACTTCAACTATTGGAAAACGATTTCCTAAATGTTTGTGAAATGTTGCGATTAATTTTTCTTGTGTTTCAGTTAAGTTCATGTTATTTGTTTAGTAAGTTTACATTTGAATATATTGTTTTTTATTTGCACGGCCTAATTTTTTATGGCGACGGTGATCTGGGGCACTAACATATTCTAAATTAGAGATATTATTGTTAGTTACGTTGTAATCTTTGTGGTGTATTTCATATCCTAAGGGTATAGTCCCAAGAAATGTTTCAGCTACTAGACGATGAACATACTTTACATACCTTTTTCCGTCTATATATGGTTGAATAGAGCAATAATTATTGTTATTAGGATTTGAATAGGCTGTAATTTTAATATATCTTTTTCGTTTGTTAGAATAACTCCAGACATTACCTTCTCTATTTACATAATAATTAGGAACTGAAGGGATTTCAACAAACCCATCAGGTAAGTTTTCATACTCTTCTTTCATTCTACATTCTAACTTTTCACCACGAAATGTTTTGTAATTATTACTGGTTGCTAGTTTATAGATGTTTTTATATCCACGATTATTAGCATAAGCCTTATGATAAGCAGATGAACCAACTTCAACTCCATCTACAAAATACTTCCATTTGCCATCTCTTTTGATTTTTCTTAGTTTAGCCATTTTATTTTTTATTTATATGTTTGTTTATACATACTACAGTATACTACTTAAGTCGCACTTT